TGGCAAGACTTTCTTTAGTCTCGCTGTGGTTAAGAATTTTCTGGATAGTAATCCTGGTGGTTACTGTTTGTACTTTGACACTGAAGCAGCAGTTAATAAGTCTCTTCTTAAAAGTCGTGGCATTGACTTAGATCGATTGGTTGTTATCAATGTTGTTACGATTGAACAGTTTAGGCAGAAGGCACTACAGGCAGTAGACATATACTTAAAGAAATCTGAAGAAGAACGCAAACCCTGTATGTTTGTGTTAGACTCTCTTGGTATGCTTTCCACAGAGAAGGAGATTCGTGATGCTCTAGATGACAAGCAAGTTCGGGACATGACCAAATCTCAACTTGTCAAGGGAGCATTCCGTATGCTCACACTTAAACTTGGTCAAGCAAAAATTCCATTAATCGTCACTAATCATACCTATGATGTCATCGGATCATACGTTCCCACCAAAGAAATGGGCGGAGGCAGCGGTCTCAAATATGCAGCGTCTACGATCATCTATCTTAGTAAGAAGAAAGAAAAGGATGGAACAGAAGTCATTGGAAATCTTATTAAAGCTAAGACAGCAAAGTCGCGTTTAAGTAAGGAGAATAAGGATGTTACCATACGTCTCTATTATGATGAGCGTGGTCTTGATCGATATTATGGTCTTCTTGAACTTGGTGAGATTGGAGGACTTTGGAAGAACGTTGCAGGTCGTTATGAGATAGGTGGCAAGAAAGTCTATGCTAAAGCAATCTACAAAGATCCAGAAGCATACTTCACCCCAGAGGTGATGGAGAAACTGGATGCAATTGCAAAGGAGGAATTTAGTTATGGGTGTTGAAGTAATTGATAATTTTTTGCCAAACAGTCAATTTCAAAGTATTGAAAGAATTTTGATGGGTGATTTAATCCCCTGGTACTACAACCCTTATATTGTCCACAAAGGAGATGGAAAAAGTCAGTTCACGCATGTATTTTTTAATGATGCTCCCCCCTGGAATGGAAAAAAATCAGAATACTTTAATTTGTGGATACCGTGTATTCAAAAATTAAAATGCTATAGTCTTAATAGAATTAAAGCTAACTTAACTCAGAGAACAGTGTTTCATAGAAAAACGAAACATCATATTGATATAAAGGATATGTTTACTGCTATTTTTTATATTAATACTTGTAATGGGTATACTAGATTTAAAAAGGGATCTAATGTAAAAAGCGTCTCTAATAGAATGGTAATTTTTGACTCGAATTTACAACACTCTGGAGTCACTTGTACAAATGGTAAGGTTAGAGTAGTAGTGAATTTTAATTTTACTAGATCATGATTAAGATTTTAAAGACTATTGGTTAAAAGTATATTATGTTAAATTATTTTCTTTGGAATTATGGATAAGATTGAAACTTTAATTCTAAGAAATCTTCTGCACAATGAAGAATATCTTCGTAAAGCAGTTCCTTTTATTAAATCAGAATATTTTGAGGACACTCAGCAAAAGATTGTATTTGAAGAAGTCCTTAACTTTGTAAATGAATACAATCAACCAGCAACGAAAGAAGTTCTCTGCATTGAAGTAGAGAAACGTCAGGATATCAACGACACTTCATTTCAAGAGATTACTAAACTGATTAGTTATCTTGACGATGTTCCTACAGACTATAGTTGGTTGCTTGATACCACTGAGAAGTGGTGTCGAGATCGTGCTATCTATTTGGCATTAATGGAGTCCATTGCACTTGCGGATGGAACTGATAAAGAGAAAAATCGTGACGCAATTCCAGGTATCTTATCAGATGCATTAGCAGTGTCTTTTGATACTCATATTGGACACGATTACTTACTTGATTATGAGGAGAGATATGAGTCCTATCATAGGAAGGAAGATAAGATACCTTTTGACTTAGAATACTTTAATAAAATTACGAAAGGTGGTTTACCGAATAAAACACTTAATATTGCTCTTGCTGGGACTGGTGTCGGCAAGTCTTTGTTTATGTGTCATATGGCTGCTTCTTGCCTTCTTTCTGGTAAGAACGTATTGTACATTACTATGGAGATGGCTGAAGAGAAGATTGCGGAAAGGATTGATGCCAACCTTCTCAATGTTAATATTCAGGAGATAACAGATCTACCTAAACAAATGTTTGAGAGTAAGGTAACAAATCTTGCTGACAAAACTCAAGGTACTCTTATAATTAAAGAGTATCCTACTGCGAGTGCTCATAGTGGTCACTTTACAGCACTTCTTAATGAACTTGCACTTAAGAAATCATTTAGACCTGATATTATTTTCATTGATTACCTTAATATATGTGCTTCCAGCAGGTATCGCGGAAACAGCAATGTCAATTCATATTCATATATTAAAGCAATTGCTGAAGAACTTAGAGGATTGGCTTGTGAAGCAAACGTCCCTATCGTTTCTGCCACGCAGACCACTCGTTCTGGTTATGGTAGCAGTGATGTTGAGCTTACTGACACTAGTGAGTCCTTTGGTCTCCCTGCTACTGCTGATCTTATGTTTGCCCTTATTTCAACTGAAGAACTCGAATCCTTGGGACAGATACTTGTGAAGCAATTGAAGAATAGATATAATGATGCCAACCTTTGTAAGAGGTTTGTGGTTGGTATTGATCGTGCCAAGATGCGTTTATATGATTGTGAGCAGACTGCACAAGATGATATTCTTGACAGTGGTAAGGAAGAAGAGTATAATTATGAGGAACAAAAACCAAAGAAATCATTTGAGGGGTTTAAGTTTTGAACGGATACTACTCTGTATTTGATCCAACTGGTAAAAAGATTGCTGACTGCGGTTCTATTAAAGATGCCGTTAATCTTATTGGGACAAGAGGTGATGGGCACTATTACCAATTCAAACCAATCTATGAAACAGTTGAGGTCAAACTTTTAGAAAGACCAAAACTCCCAACTAAAGATATCGTTGTCAATATGGACGGTGGTGTTGGTGGTAGTTGGGAAGAAGTAGAATACATTGAAGTAGAAGGACAAAAACTTCCTATACAACAACTCCCCGAAGATTGTCAAGAACCATTTATCCCTGATTTTCATGACTAAAGTTGATACCGAAAAGTACCTTGAATTTGTAGAAGGAGTTACTAGTGCTCCAAGTCTGGACTGGCCTGTTCTTGCTGCACGACTTAGTGAACTAGAAGTAAATGATGCAAACGTCACTCAACTTCTAACTGCTGCTCTTGGACTATCTGCAGAAGCAGGTGAGTTTACTGAAGTAGTAAAGAAGATTTTCTTGCAGGGCAAACCTTATAACGAAGAGAATGTCTTTCATATGAAACGTGAACTGGGAGATATCTGTTGGTATCTGGCACAGGCATGTATGGCACTTGACACAACCTTTGATGAGGTGATTGAGATGAATGTAGAGAAACTCAAAGCACGATATCCTGGTGGTGAGTTTGATGTTTATAGTTCTGAGAACAGGGAAGAAGGAGACGTTTAATGCTAACCATCACTAACTACATAACAGCATTCTGGACTGTAGTTGTGATGAATTGCATCCAACCAGTCAATTGGAAAGCATGTGCTCCAGTTCATAAATGGTTACTACCTGAACTGGAGTATGCATGGAAACTCAAGACTGGTGAGATAGTTCCTTATCAAATAGAGAAAGACTACCTCAAGGGGTTATAACTCCATAAATATTTAAAAAATAAAAATGGCATTTGAACCATCAGAAGGATTATATGCTGGATTATCTTTTGTTTCGACAGCAGATTTGAATGCTGCTAAGAGTGATGAAAATAAATTTAAAGAGTTGTATTTTGTTGCTCTTGAAAACTTAAAGAGTGATAAAGTATTGGATGCTGCTGGTAATGCAACCAAAAATGGGATGATAAAAATTATTGATCTCGATACTTCATCTAAAAAACCACAAGACATTTATGGTGACCTTGCAGCATCTATTTCCGCTGTACTCGGAACAAGATCAAAACTTAGAAAAGATAAAGTCCCTTCAAAGGTTTATTTAACTGGAAATAAATGGCATCCTGATGTTGAACCTTTTAAGGTAAATGCATTTGGTATGGCAGATTATAACTCATCAGATGTTATTCTTAAACTGAATGGTAATGATTTTGTTGGCATTTCCTTAAAGAAAAAACCAAAAGTAAATGCAGCAAGCCCAACACTTATCAATAATGCTTTTTCCGCATACATAGATGGACCTAAGTTTAAAGCAACCAGAGATAAGTTAAATGACCATAGAATTAAATTTTTTGCAGGAGTCATTAAAGAAGCGTGTGGACCTGGTGGACCATTAGAAAGATTTGCTGTTGCTGATGGATCTAAAAGTATCTCTTCACTGAACCCAAATAATATTGCTGATGCAAAAACATTGTGGAACATAAAAGTTATTAGAAATAAAGGTGGTGGTAAAACTCAAAAGATTCCCTTAATTAATTTAAAATCCGAATCTGAACTGGCAGACAAAAATGGACTTATCAAAAAAACTGGTAGCGAACCATCTCAAGTAAGTTTTAGAGATTTTGTAAATAAAAAATTGCAAAGTACTGGAGGTAAATTAAATACTCTGTATCAAGGATTTCTTGATATTATGAATCAAGATGATGTAAAAGATAATCTTGGTGATATTTTATTGACAAGAGTTTTAAAATTAGGTTTGATGGAAACCTTTACCCTAGATTTTTGGGACAAGTATGAGTTTGGATTTTATCTAACTGAGGGAGTGGGAACGGTTGATAAAAATTTATCTCCAAATGTTGGATCAGCAAATGTGTTAGATGTTCATAGTATTATGATTGCTATGGCAAATCTTTCAAAGGAAGAAACAAAAATGGTTTTAGATAAGCAAAAAACTTTATCTAAAAATGCAGCAAAAGTCTTCTTCACACTGTCAAAAGGCAAAACACCTATTCTTGAAATTGAACTTAGATACAAAGGAGACTTTGCTGCTTTCCCGCAGTTCTTTGCAGGTATAACTCCAGAGTTCAAAAAGATGATTAAAGAAGGTGATACTGGAATTTAAAACACTAAATAATGTATAAGGATTATCAATATCAATGAAAAGTTTCTTTCAGTTCCTGAATGAGGCACAATCGCAGGCAAGTATGCAGGCGAATAAATTAAACCTCAAAAGTGACGGACACGGCGGTTGGTTAGATTCTCGTGGTAAGTTTGTTGCGACTACTGAAGATGGTAAGTTAAAGTTTGTAGATAAGAAGAAAGCAAAAGGTCCAGAAGAAACAAAGGGACAACCTAAAGCAAAAGCAAAACCAGAAGAGAAAGAAAAGAAAACAGAGGCACCTGAAGATACTAAGAAGAAATCATCTGGTGAAGATGAAGAGGGTGGTGCATCTGGAGAGACTACAGAAACATTAACAATTGCATTTGGTCGTTTCAATCCACCAACTGTTGGACACGGAAAACTTCTATCAGCAGCAAAGAAAGCAGCAGCAGGTGAAGACCTAAAGATTTACCCATCACGATCACAGGATGCTAAGAAGAATCCATTAGATCCTGACATGAAGATTTCATTCATGAAGAAGATGTTCCCTGATTTTTCAGAGGTCATTATTAACGATGATGAGATGAAGTCAATCTTTAATGTATTGGTTGCAGCAGATGAGGCAGGATATAAGAACGTCAATATCATTGTAGGATCAGATCGTCAGGCTGAGTTTGAGAACCTAGCAACCAAGTACAATGGTGAACTCTATAACTTTGATAACATTCGTGTTATCTCTGCAGGTGTAAGAGATGCAGATGCAGAAGGTGTTGAGGGTATGTCTGCATCCAAGATGAGAAAAGCAGTTATGGATGATGACTATGATTCATTTCGTAGAGGAACACCAAAAGAACTTGATGATGGTGACACTACCGCACTGTTTGATGCAGTTCGTTCTGGTATGAAAGTTAAGACAAAGAAAAAAGAAGTTACTGAACTTTGGCAGATTGCACCTAAGTGTGATCCAAGAGGATTGCGTGAGCAGTATGTTGGTGGATTCATCTACAGGATGGGTGATTTAGTAGAGCACTTAAACACTGGATTGATTGGTAAGATTATCCGTAGAGGAACTAATCATCTTATTTGTGTAACTGAAGAGGACTATATGTTTAAGTCCTGGATTCGTGATGTAATGGAATATACTGAGAAAAAAATGGAACGTCGTATGAGAGTTCCTCAAAAACCAAACACTTTAGTTGGAACTGGTGGGTATCTTAAGAATGCTATGGCAGCAACTGGAACAACTGGTATTAAGAATTTCATAAATAAATATAAGAAAAAGTCAAAGTAGAAACATGTCTAATGGTATTGATAAGAATCCTTTGCTTGACATCTCAAGGGTATATTTAGAACAGATCTCTGAGAAGAAGGATGATTCATATCTTGAACCTGATATGAAGAAACGTCGTGAAAATAATGAGAAGGCACGTAAAGAAATGGCAAAGGTGAAGGGTCAGAAGAACCCTCACTTTGAAGAGAAGCA